AACAACCTGTGAACCTTTGATTTACATCAGCGTAGTGGTTAAGGGAAGATAGCCGCTTTTTATATTTATTGTTAAGTCGCCACGTGTGAAAACCCTCTGTGAGGGAAACACGAGAGAACTGACGACCTGCCTTTTATTGAGAGGCGTAACTCACCCGATTCAATCGGGACAATGTCAACAACGGGTGACAAACCGGTTCGGTTTAACGACATGAACTGGTCAAATGCAATTATGCAGGAGGAAGGCGAGGCGAGCCCTGAGGTGGACGGCGAGACGCAGGTGCACGACGTCGCTGAGGGCGCTGCTGTGGAGTTTGGGAAACTTGCGGAGTCACGTTCCTTTTCCTCTTCTGTTCAGTTGATGACGAACCAGAGGGACGTTCAAAAGATGGAAGAGCATTGAGAACGCGTCCAGCTACTTTAGCTGCAGGATGGGGGACCAAGGAAAGGGCAGAACCAAGAACTGGTCGCATTCGATTCCAGGCGCCAACGATCATACCTAAAAGTTGTCCGCGAGCATTATAAGAGGAAGGATAAGCCCAGGGCAAACTTGCTGCAAGGTCTGAATAAGCCTCAAGAGCAAGAGTGTCAACCATTGATGAAGGTTGCATTGCTGGAGCCAGAGTGGAAACAGGAGGAACACGCATTTCAACTCCCCATCGCATAGTAACAGTAAGCTTTGCAGATGGGTTCAAGTTATAAAATGAACACACTCCCATATTCTTCTGCTGCAGTGGAACAACAATATCGCCGAAGATCTGAGCATCAACTCCGTATGCGGGAATGAGCGGTGCTATCGGCGGTTCAGACCCAACGGAAGAAAAGAACGGAAATGCATCACCACTAGATGTAGTGCTGCCCGGTTGACGAAGAACTCGACCGGCAGCCGTTAAATAATTATTAGAGCTTAGTTCCTCGGACTGAATTACGAATTGCATTTCATGGGTATTAACCCAAGGTGCAGTTGGATCAAGCTTCAGTGGAATATAAACTCCATCAGTCGCCAGGCCAGAAAAACTGCCAGGCAATTGAGAAATTAATTTACCTGGTTGGTTCTGTACCCAAGAGGCGTCAATAAGATGTGCCTGAGTCCGAAGGCTTGGAGTAACAAAAGTCGAACAATTTTGTTTCTGTATAGCCATAGGGAACTGAGCAGCAACGATGGTACCGTTGTTGCTAAGCCCACTGGCATCCAGATCAATTGTCAAAGAGTGGTAGAGCATACGATAGCTGTGGCACAGTTCCGCAAACCTAAGAGTGTAATCTGAATAGGTGGTGGCTCCGGCCACAAGGGTTGCATTAACTGCACCCCCAATAGAACGAGAAGCACCAGCTTGAGTTTTGTAAGACATCGGATGAACAGGATGAGGAATCCCGTAAACATCAGCACTCCAAGTGGTACTATCTGGGGGGCCTATAGTTGCAACTTGCTCATACTCCATAATGACGCAGGGATAAGCGTCCGCATCAGGGATGCCTCTAAGTTCTTCTTGAATTTTTGCTGCAGGGTGTAGAGCCTTAAGAGCCCAAGCAGCACCGGAAACAGTGTTTCCTAGTTTAGGATATTTCTGACTAATGAGATTCTGCATTGATTGGAAATTTAAAGTCTTAACGTCACGGTAGGGGTAGCTGAACGCCTCCGTGCCATTATATAAAGCATGCAGATTGTGAGGAGAAATGGATTCTAAAGCTCCATAACATTCTTCTTTCAATGAAAATGCTTCAGCAAAAGAGAACGTAAATCTGTGCAATAAATCATATGCGGGTTTGTCATAATAGAACAAACTTACATACGAACACAGTTTTTGCATAAATAATGAAGATGGGTTAAGGTTCCCACTTCTAAAAGACCAAAATAAGCGAGGCAAAGTCTTCTCGCGCAAATAGGTATGGGAAACTTCTCCGTTTTGGAGAATGACAGGACGAGTGCCCATAAAAGTGCAATCCTCAAAAGCAAGAGGTTCTTCACTTTGCATCTCGTAAGGCATACCAAGGGAAAGCAGGAAATCCTGCAAACCCCTGGAATTAACTAAATGAGATGAAGTGGAAAAAACAAGGTCGTCACCTAAGACAGAAAAGAAATACTCATCTTCTGTTAAACCTAAGTGCATGCAGTACATCTTGATACATAGAAAGAGTATCAAGGAATTGTCAGAAGCTGTAAGATAATGGCCGGAAGGGTTGCCTAACAAGGAAACGAGAACACCATTAACCAGTGTAAAACCGGTATAGGCGTCCTCGTAATACTTGTCAACAAGATGGTGAACTTCTTTCGGCAAATGACACTTTCTAAATTCACGAATTATGGAGACAATAGCAAGTGGGACATGAGCGTCGAACTTACTGCCGTCTCCACAAAAGTGAAATCTAAATGGTCGATGTCGTCTCCAACGTCGAGATAGACCTACACCAGGGGTTGATAAACCGATAGCGTAGGGTGTTCGATGCGACTCAGACAAAACACTCAGTTTTTGTAATTGATCGTAGAAAAGATAGATGCCGGCAGCAACATGAGCTATATTTGCTGGACGAAATAGACGAGCATCTTTTCCTTCGGGACGTGATTCATCTTTCAGTGTGCAACCGTTAAAACACTCGATATGCTCAAATGTATCGAGTAAATCAGCAGGTGTTTCAACGGACAACACATCTTCTTTTAAGGGACCATAAGTTTGAGCATAAGGGAACCCACAAGCACTGTCAATCCTCAATTCCTCTCTAATCGTTGCATCATCAGCGAGCGCAGAGTCGCCGAGTGCAACCCCAAACGTCCTTTCGAGCTGCTCGAGAAGGACACCCTCTATGGATGGTTTAATAGCCACCACGGGATGCGCAAAAGCGCGCATTCCGTTGTGGAGGGAAACTGTATCCAGAGGAGCGGGAATATGATTCGAGGTCATTATAATATCTGCGACCAGAATTTCTTCTGGAGTAGTAGGCTCCAGATTGGGACACTTGGGCAGAATTTTGCGAATATTGACCAGTTTGGTTTTGGGAAAAGCTCCTCGAGTTACTGCTTGAGGCAGCACTGGAAGGCGAAGGGCGTGAGAATGTGAGACCACTTCTGAGTCGTGAGTTTGTCGGAGCACTTTCAGTCTTTGCAGGTGTTCCAGAGTCGGAAGCGACATTTCCTCCCTTATTTTGAGTGGTTGGAAGGGCCACTTCAGCTCGAAAAAAGCGCACATAATCTTCATCGATCGGGATTGCATAATTCGTTTCACCACTGGTAGCGTCATGAATTCCTACAATAGCTTGGCCAGAATCAGCGCGCACTATCAAAGGAAGTCCGCAATAGCCACCAATGGTGTCACAACAATGGCTCAATCGATTATCATCCAGTGACACAGTCCCAGTTGCTGTAACACCTTTGGCAACACCAACATCGGGACCAAGTAGAGCACATTCAACTGAAACGGTATGGATGGCATCAGTGGCAGGGACAAAGGTTTTAATAGGAATGCCCTTGAACACAGCAGGGATGCGAAACTTACAAAGAGAACGATTAACAACGCGTTGATCCAATGCTTCTTGAGAAACATTTATAGGGTTCGAATACAGGTCATTAGCTCTAATCTGCTTTAAAATGCTAGGGTTATTCATTTCAGGACACGTCACAAAAACGTGCTCATTAGTTATGAAAGAACCGTTAACAAAAAAGCCATAGAGTTGGTGCTCAAACGTGGAACCACGGATAATACCAAAACTATATGTTGGATGTCTCTTGTATGAAGGACGAACGCCTAAGTAAGCCTCTTTGAAAGTCACAGTTTTCTTCTCTCGCTTCTTCTTTGCGAACTCAGCCTCAAGATCAGCAGCTGGCAAGCTGGCAGCAACACCCAATGATTCATCAAGTTTCAATGGGGTAGACGCTGATCCAGCTATGCCACTTGGTGGAGGAGAAGCGGGGATTGCCGGGACTGGTGGTGTGGATAAAGGAGAAACAACTGGGCGTGAAGCAGATTCATCTTTGCGCAGAAGCTGGGTTTCGAGCGACTCAAGCTTGAGAGCAAGATGTTCAATGGCTTTACGACTCCAACTTATATAATCGCGCATAGACTCAGCACTCTCCCAATCAATGGGTTTTGAAAAATCCATTGGACCTTCATCTAGAAGAGAATCCCAGTCTTTAGACTTGGGAACATAAGTACGAGCAGGCTTAGGAGCAGGAGCAGGTTCAAGAGCTTTATCAGCCGATGTTTTAACATATTGAAAACCACCACCTGTATAAGGCTCGAAATGGCCGAATTCGATATTATCTCGTTCCCAACGGTCTTGTTCTTCACTGATTCTACGATGTTTGTCGTAGTCAGCATTACTACGTTGAGCAGTTCGGGCCCTTTTTGCAAACCTCCCTTTTCCTAACGTGACCCACTTCCTAGTCTCGAGTTCTAAATCAGAAGCCGCAACAGGTTTCTTCTCAGCAGCAGTAGACACTGAAGAAGGAGAAACGGACGGAGCGACTAAAGCAGAAGATTCTGCCTCTTGAGAAGAAGAAACTAATGGTGAGTCAGGAGTTGGTGGAGGCGCAGGAATGACAGGGGGAGCACGAACTTCAGGAAGGTTCAGAACAGGAGGAAATAATGAAGGATCAATATGCGGAGCAGGGACAACAGGATGGGATGTAGACAAAATAGTACCAGGGAGAACGCCTGCAGGCCGAAAACGGCGATGGAGCGTTACCGCGTTAGTAAAATTGGAAAACCAGCTTGTTGTAGTGGCTGACTCAAACAAATATGAATCAATCAAGTAAGAGTGAGCATCTCCTGGCAAAAAGAACGAGACACAAAAAGAAACAGTCATAAAAAGGATAGGACTAACAATATTAAGTTGCCAGAACATCAGGTGATAATAAAGGGCAATCCCAAGATCACCTGCAAATTTCCTGGAACTAATTTGTGGAACTGTCCTTTCGTCTCTCAAAGTAAGTATGTCGCGATTAACTTGTGCACTACTGTGCACAGAGGCATCACGAATACCTGGAGTAAGATGACGAGCATCGGCAACTATGTGTTGAAGAGATTGCGTTGACAGTTGAAGAGTACGAAGATATCTTGCACGGAGAAGATAACGACAAACTGAACCATAGAGCATCATAGTTGACGCATAAGCTCCGACGATATACAAAATGTAACGAAGGAGAATCAAAACTAAATGAGGCGTATAATGACATTGTTCAGACAAGGAAAAAACAACGATGAGAGTTGTCATAAATGGGGAGCCGTCAAAAGAAGCCACGGCATAATAAGCAGTGGCAAGAAAGAAGACAAGAGAAAAAGCATTAGCAAGAATGCTCAAAGGATTATTACAAACATAGCGTATGAAAGCGGCAAAAAGACCAACTAAATTATCATAAGCCAGCTTAAATTGATTGATGGCATCGCAAACAACGATTTTAAGTTGTTCAATGACATCATGGGCAATATCCTTAACGTAGTGGTATGTCTTCATTTCAAAGTCGTAAACATGTCTAACCAAACCGTTAGTAATACACGCAGGATGATAAACGTCTGCGAGTGAAGTAGCGGGAAACACATGGGTAACATTGCATGCCAGTTCAGGATAGTTCACGATCATACAATCTGTACAACCAGCGACAACACCTGATTGATTGGCACTCTTCTCAAAATTAAGAGCTTCACGGTGCATCATTGTACAAGTACAAACTGGCACTATGGGAGCTCTGAGCTGAGGGACGAGAAGAGGACTAAAAGCAATGAGCAAAAACAAAATGGTCATGTGTTTTAGGGCAAACATGTT